ATCTTGCAAATATGGCACTTGCTGTTTCTATCTTCTATTTTGGGTCTGCACTAATAGGATCAAAATCTAAACCATGATGAATACCAATTGGTTTGTCTATTTGATGGTCTTGTTCTTAATTGTAATGAGTCTTGGTCTGATAGGATGTAAGACCTATAGTTATAAGTCGGTAGATTGGGAGGGTGAATATGACCAAATTGATGATGTAGAATTTGAAAAAGATCTTTCACCTTGACTTAACTTATATTATGAGGTATAATACATTATGGATTTCATTGATAGAAAATATATTAACCAAATTGCACATCGCTTGCATAGGTTTAAACAAAAAACAAGAGATGAGTATAACTTCAGATGTCCTATCTGTGGTGACTCAGAAAAATCTAAATCAAAAGCACGTGCTCATTTAATATCAAAAAAGGATAAAACATTCTTTTATTGTTTTAATTGTTCATCGTCATTGACTCTCTATTCCTTTCTGAAAAAGATTTCCGAGAATGATGCAAAGGAATATTATTTCGAGAAATTTAAAGAAAAATTTGCTTCGGCAGAGATTCATCCTGGCTTAAATGAAGTGGTCGAACCACCAACGGTTTATCCATTCTCATTTACACCAAAATTCACAAAGACACCAAAGAATATTCTTCAACGTGAAGCGGTAAAACTGGAAACTCTAACAGCAGATCATGTTGCAGTACAATATATTATTAATCGTAAAATACCAATCAAACATGCAAAGAGATTATACTATATTGATGATTTTTCAGTACTGGATAAGAAACGGAAATTAGTTAAAGAGCCTAGATTAATAGTTCCGTATTATGACATAGATGGAACATTAGTAGGATTCACAGGACGGGCACTTGGTTCTTCTGGACTTAGATATATCAATGTATCATTGTCAGATGAACAATCATTTTATGGATTGGATATTGTTGATCTAGATAAGCCAGTTTATGTAGTAGAGGGTGCATTTGATTCAATGTTTCTAGATAATGCAATTGCAGTAAATAATGCAAATCTTTCTAGAATATCCAACGTTATTGATAGGAACAAATGTATTCTAATTCCAGATAAGGAACCTAGAAATAAGGTTATTGTTGACAACATATATAAGTTCATAGAGATGGGCTTCACGGTTAGTCTATTACCACATTCTCTAGTAGGTAAAGATATTAATGAATATATAATTAACGGAGTAGAGGGTGATATGATAATGGGTATAATTAATAATAACAAACATTCTGGTATTATTGCCAGAATTAAACTAACGGAATGGAAACGAATTTAATGGAAGATGTAAGTTTAACGGTGCAATGTAATTCATGTGAAGCATCATATAAGGTGGTACATTCACTAGAACGCAATTCATATGTTGCACGATACTGCCCATTTTGTGGGGATGAAATAGAATTGGAAGAGGGTGAAACCTTTTATTTTCAAGAGGAAGAAGAGGATTTTTAAATTATGATATTAGTTGATTGCAGTCAAGTTTTCATAGCTAATGCTATGGTTAACTTAAAATATAATGATAATAAATTGAATGTACCAACATTCAAACATATGGTATACTCATCGTTACTTGAGTATAAATTGAAACATGAACGTAGATATGGTAAAATGATACTCTGCATGGATGATAAAAAATCATGGAGATATGATAGATTTGAGTACTACAAAGCAACTAGAAGAAAAACTAAAAATGAAGATGTTAAACATGATTGGAAAGATATCTATGCCGGAATTGATTCGGTAAAGGAAGATCTAAAACAATATTTTCCTTGGAAAATAATGGATGTTTCTAATACTGAAGCTGATGATATTATAGGCGTTCTGACACATATGTACAAAGGTACTTCAGAGAAAATTATGATATTATCTGCTGATAAAGATTATTTTCAACTTCATGAAAATAAGATGGTCAGACAATATTCACCACTTCAAAAGAAAATGGTTGCCCCTAGTATTGATGCAAGAACTTATTTAAGGGAACATATTCTAAGAGGAGATAGAGGTGATGGTATACCAAATTTCCTTAGTCCTGATAATGCATTGATATCAGATGTTAGACAATCACCGATAACAAAAAAGAAACTTGCAGAATGGTTTGGTAAAGAGCCCGAAGAGTTTTGTGATGAGACAATGATGAGAAACTTCCATCGGAATGAAATGTTAATTTCGTTTGAAAAGATTCCAGAAGATATAAAGGAAGTTATACATACTAAGTATACAGAAGATGTCAAAGTTGCAAACAAAATGGACTTATTGAGTTATCTTGTAAAGAACAAGTATAAAGAATTAATTACAGATATAGAGGAATTCTAAATTATGAAAATTGAAGACATGACAATGGTAGAGATGCTTGAGTTAGCAGGTAAAAAGAAAAGTTTTAAAGCAAAGGTTGAAGAACTTAAGAAGTATGATATTCCAGCAATGAGAATGTTTTTAAAAGCTGCATATGATCCAAAAATCAAATGGTTAATGCCAGATGGAGATATTCCATACACACCATCAGAATCACCTCTTGGTGATGGTCATAAATTTTTACAACATGAGATTAATGTGTTATTGTCGTTTGTTGAAAATGGTGACAAAAACATAAAACAATTCCAGAGAGAAAATACGTTTATTCAAACTCTTGAATCACTTCATGCATCAGAAGCAAAATTGTTGATCTCTGCAAAAAATAAATCGGTCGGAGTGGATTATAAATTGTCAGATAAGGTTGTAAAAGCTGCAATGGATTGGAATGATGAATACTATAGGAATGGATAAATGCCATTATATGAACTGAAAAATAATGAAACAGGGGAAATAGTAGAAAAGGTATTAACTATTTCGAAGATGGAAGAATTGACTGACTCAGGGGTTTGGTCACAAATTGTGGGAGCACCTCATATTGTATCGGGTGTCGGTAATCCACTAAAGAAAACACCTGATGCATTTAAAGATGTTTTAAGAAATGTAAAAGAGAAGTCACCAAAATCAACAATGGAAATTAACTAAAAGGATTTATTCAAATTGGCGAGTAAAAAGAAAATGACTGTTAAAAAAGAAAATCTGGTTAAGATTGAACCAGTAACAGATGCACAAAAGGAAACATTTAAGTCTTATGACAAGGGTCAAAGTCTATTTCTTTATGGTGCAGCTGGAACTGGTAAAACATTTATATCACTTTATAAAGCTTTAGAAGAAGCATTGAATGATAAGAAAACCGTATTCATTGTAAGAAGTGCAGTACCTACTAGAGATATTGGATTTATGCCCGGCAATGTTGACGAGAAAACTGAACTCTATCAAGCACCATATCGTGGAATGGTTGGGTATATGTTTGAACAGTATAACTCTGATGATTTCGATTCCCTATATAATAGACTAGTGGAACAGGGAACTATTAAATTCATCACTACTTCTTATATCAGAGGTATTACCATTGATAATGCAGTTATTATTGTAGATGAATCACAGAATTTATCATTTTGGGAATTGAACTCTATTATCACTAGAGTTGGAGAGAATTCTAAAATTATATTCTCTGGTGATATCGATCAATCAGACCTTTCTTATCGTGAAGCTGAGGGGTTTACTAAATTCCTTTCCATCATTACTGATATGAAAGAATTTGATATAGTGGAATTTGGTTTAAATGATATTGTCCGATCTGGATTTGTCAAGTCTTATTTAATTGCAAAATTAAATTCTGGATTTTAGTACTGGACAAACTCACTTAACTTTGGTATAATACTTATATAATTTGAAAGAGGTGAAAAATGATTGTAATCGATACAAGCCAAAAGAAATCAGAAATTCTCTTAACTAAGAAGAAATTCTCTGAGATTATTGAAACTAAAGCAGTAGAACATTCTATGTCTATCTTAGATACTATTGTATGGTATTGTGAAGAATTTGAAATGGAAATTGAATCAGCTGCAAAATTATTAACACCAAATATTAAAGAGAAAATGTATATGGATGCATATAAAAATAAGGTGATTGATAGGGGAGTGGAACGACCAGTACTACCGATTTAATGTCTACATTAGATGGTTGGGATGGGTATCGTGCAGATCTATATTTGTTAGGGATGAAAATGCATTTCAGAAAAAAGTCAGGTGACTTTAATTTCATTGATATAATGCACAACCAACGAATAAATTATTTAACCCATCATTCATATACGACATTCCAAAATAGAATGAATATGTGGCATTATGAGAAAGCTGCAAGTACATATAAAAGGGATGATTTTGTGAAATTGGTGGTTGGTAATATTATATATAATACTTCTTCTGCTCAAGGGGCTCAAGGTCTACAACCAGATCAACTAGATAAAAGTTATCTGCATAAATTAGTCGGTTCTATGGGATCACTTATGTATAACTTTAAAAATGATGTTTCTAGACTGTTAGATGGTAATTCCTTTGAGGAATTATTTGATCCAAAAGATCCAAAAATATTGACAAAAAGATGCACAATGGAGACTATTACTATAATTAATAGTCTTACCAATTTTGTAGATGTATTCGATGTGGAACTAAAAGATGATTATCTATGGAGGTCATTTGATTATAAAATAAAGAAGTACGAGACTTATATAGCATGGATCACTAATTATAATAGATCCGAATATCGTGATTATCTAATTGGAGAAATAAAAAATGGATAATAAAGATGTAATTGAAGTATTGGAATTTGAGAAAAAAGATTTAGAAAAGAAAATTAAAGATCTAGAATGGGATAATGCAGTACAACAAGTCAAGGAAGATGCATTGTGGCCACCAAGTAAACAAATAAAACAGACAACAAAATAAAAATTAACTAGAGGTGATGATGAATCTTACTGAACAAGCACATAAATTATTAAAAGATTATTACATGAGGGAATATGAAAAAGATCCATCAGAGGCATTTAAAAGAACTGCAATTGCATTTTCCGCAGGTAATACTGAACTAGCTGAAAGAATCTATAATCATGTGGATAAAAACTGGTTCATGTTCTCATCACCAATATTGTCTAATGCACCAGAACCAGATGAAAAGGTCAAAGGTCTTCCGATCTCTTGTTTCTTGGGATATGTTCCAGATACATTAGAGGGTCTTATTGATCA